GACGAATGACGCGGGGTGTGGCACCGCCAGTGCGGCGAAGTATGCAAAGTTGTCATCGTTAGAAAGCACAATGGCTTTGAGCTGATTACTCTCGATCGCCACCGATGTCGGTGCCGTCGTGGTCGCGGTCTGGGCCGGAAAGTCCTGGCTTTCGTTCAGTCCGGGGACTGTTTCGTTATCGACGTCATCGAACTGATACCCCACCTCAATCGTGCCGATCACGTCACCCGGGTTATAAATCGCAGAACTGGCTCCCGCCAGGCTGCCGAGGTTCGATTCCGAGTATCGGATCGAGGAAATGGTGTACCGGCCGTAACCGACTTCAAACCACTCCGTGAGTTGCTTGTTATTGTCGACGAACTCAAACAGCGCTTCCTGAATCAAATCGGGAAACACGCGGCACTGGCCGTAAATATTGGGGCGCCCTTTGTAGAGTCGCGCGCGGTTCGTCTGTCCGGTCAGGTCATTATTGGGAGATTCGCCTGTCGCCACCGATACCGACGCGCTGGGCTTATTTGACAGGCCGAACACCTTCAGCGCGCCGGAGAGGATTTTCGTGACCGGACGCAATATCGTGGTGATGAGTTTGCCAACCCCGCCCTCTGGCTGGTCGAACACAGCAACCACGTCGCCAGATCGCAGTGGCCGGCTGATGTCGTAATCGTCCGGCAGTGCTCTGCCATTCAGTTTCACGATAACATCGCGGTGCAGCTGCAGAGAATCCAGCAGGCTCACCAGTGTGGTGCCGACATCTACCGTCCCCCGCTGCAGCGGCGCGCCAGGCAGCCTCTGTAACTCATATCGAACCATGAATCATGTACTCCACGCGGCTGTAAACCTTCAGTAATGCCAGCGGGCTATCGCAGCGCACAAAACCAAACTCCCCGCGGGCGTGCAGGCATTTCACCGGGCTGATCATCACACCGATATGCGCCGGCACATCACCGCGGTAAAAAACGGCGATGCAGCCGGTTGCCGCCACCGGCACACGCCGCCAGTGGGCGCGCTCCTGTTCGTAGCAGGTGATGAAATCCGCGCCCGATTCGTAGCCGGCGATGTGATGCAGTTCCAGGCCGAGCACATGCCGATAATAGAGAACCACCAGGCCCCAGCAGTCCATCTGTTCAAAACTGCAGGCGCGATTAGCCCAGGGCTTGCCGTTAACAAGCCCGATAAAGTCACTCTGTGTCATACGGTGATTAGCCCGGGATAGTCTTTCGTGGTGTAAATGATGGAGTTGGCCAGCGTCAGCGGATTGGTCTTGCCAGCGGTCACGGTGACGTTGCTGGCATCGGCTGAAATGTCGTTCACGTAAAGCGTCCAGTCTTTCAATGACGCCGTGTCACCGATCGCGTTCCACTGCTGATACAGGCACTTTATCGGCGTCATACGCGCCGCCCCGCGCCAGCTTTTCAGTGTCTGCCGGACATGCTCCGTCGCGGCGACAAAGGTAATCGTCATGGATATGACCGCCGTTCCGTCCTGCGCCGGCTCGGTCACGCTGAACCGTGCAGGCTCGAATGAGTTGCCGCCAAACGTCGCCGGGCGAAACAGGTTATTGACCACCCGGTAATAACCAAACGCAGGGTGATAAAACTCCACCGTCTGTTTGATGTCGCTTGCCGGCCGCCGCTCCTTCCACTCTCTCAATGTCGGCATCAGTCAGCCCTCGGCATCACTTCGGTGATCAGGTAATCCAGCCAGTATCCATAGCCTGGCTGTGCCTCAACAATCCAGTCGTCATAGTCCTCGGTAATGTCCTCGATACCGTTGCTGATAACCGTTGCCGTCCAGGTGACAATGTTGCCGTTTTTGCTGGTTTGCACCGGCATATCGACGAAATGCAGCGTCTGCTGCTGAACACCCTGCGTATCACCCAGGTCGATCGGCATCTGGAACCAGTTGCGCCCGCGGTCGCAATATGTCGGCGATCGCAGCCACGACTTAAACCGCTCGGCCTGGGCAAGCGTGAATATCCACTGCAGCGTCCAGGTTGCTTTCAAGTCAGTAGTAATCGGCGTGATTATCAATGGACCGACTGCCGTCTGCGTCGTCTGCCAGGCTGTATCCTGCGTCATATTCTGATCGGCGCGCTGGGGAAGCGGCAGGAACGGAGGGGCTTGAACTGTTGCCACGTTTCCTCCGGGCATAAAAAATGCCGCGGCTGCGGCACTGATCTTTTATCAGGATGTTGCTAAATATTTCTCGCTGATACTGTGTGTTTTTCACACACAGCAAGAGAGGTCATATGTCTTACGAACACGGCAGGTATTACATGGAGGGCGGATCAATCGTTTCCGTTCAGTGCTCCCACCAAATCAACGTCCTTGTTATGGATGACACTGCTTATAACCGATATAAGCGAGGTGAAATTAGCAAGGTCTACGGAGGGTTCTATAAACAATTTCCTGCCAACATTGTGGTGCCTCACTCCGGTCACTGGAATGTCGTTCTGGCTCTCCCTGCCGGTCATCACGCCACATACAGATATTCAATCAACGTAATCAGGCAATAGCATCTGCCCTTTCGCCTGGAATAATGCCTCCTCAAGGGCGGCAATGATTTTCTGCTGTGTGCCGTCCTTCAAGTAGCCCAACGACGCCATTCCCTCCTGTTTCTCGCTGTCTCGGTACCAGATAACTTCGCCATTAACTTCGATTGCTACTTTCATAATGTTCACCCATTAAAAAACCCGCCGAAGCGGGTTTGGTTCAGTAAGTGGCTTGCGCTTTGCGGCTTAGTCCAAATGTCTGCTGCATCAGAGAGGATACCGGGCCACCTCTTTCCATATCGGTGATTAGCAAGTCCACCACTGCGCTACCGTCCTGCATATAGCCGTCGGCACTCTGCACGGTGGCACCGGTAGACTGGTTGATGACGTTCACCTGCACGCTGATCCCTCCTCCTGACTGCATATCCTTATTGCTGATGACCTTCCCATTATCGCCGGGGATCATGTACTGCTTGCCGGTGCTGGCCTGGTAAATCTCTGGTTTTCCGCCTTCACCCACCTGATACATTGAGCCAGCAGATACTGGACCACCGTTTTTACGTTTACCTGCCAATGCCATAACGCCAGCCATAGCGCCCAGACCGATAGCAACTGCACCTCCCCATGAAGCTATCGAGGACATGATCGCAGCTGGAGTCCATGCTGCAGTGGTAGTGGCCGCAGCCGCGGTGCTTGCCGCTGTCTGAGTGGTTATCCCCGCGACTTGCGCTGCTGTGGTCGCTGCTATTGCAGTCTGCTGGGTGGTCGCGCCCATGATCGCGTTTCTTGCCCACTCTACACCCATTTGAACGAAGGCGTTTACAAGACTGTTCAGAACGGTGCTGGCAAGTGATTGCGCTGCTTCCTGTGCGCTCATACTTCCTGTAATTATGCCGGTCAGGGCGTTAGAAGCATTACCAGCCAGAGCATCGAATGACGCAGCTATGGCCTCATTGCCAAGGCTCTGATTCCGGTAAATCTCCCACATAGCAGCGGTTCTCTGCTGCTCATACTGAGTGTCAGCAGCTTTTTTCAGTGCCAGGGCCTGAGTGTGCGCGATAACCCCTTGCTGCTCGAACTGCCGAATAAGCGCCAACTCCTGCGCGTGCTGGTTGGCCAACTGCTGCACCGGGTCAACTTCGGCAAGTGCCTGCTGAGTGGGGTTAACCACCTGCTGCGAGCGTATTTTGGCAAGGTTGGCCTGATGCTGCTGCTCCATCTGCTCAGTGGCTGCGTTGTACTCCTGCAGATCAATCTTTCCGGCGTTCAGCGCCGCTTTCAGGTTCTGCATGGAGTCGGCGTAGGATTTATTCTCCGCCTGTTCCGGAATGGCTTTGAGCGCTTCAGTTACGCCCCTGGCTGCTGCCGCTGCATCCCATGCTTTAGCGGCGTATTGTCCTGCCTCCTGAATCTGCGCCTGAGTTGCAGCGCTTCCAAGAGACTGCTGTGCGCGTAATATCGCCTGTTCCCGGCTTAACTCTTGCGCTGAGCTGGCCGCAAGCTCTGATTGCTGGCGCAGATTGGCTAGTTTCTGGGCTACTGATTCGGCTGCCGTTGCTGAGCGCTTATCCTGCTGCTCACTCTTCCTTTGCGCCTCCTTGCGCGCCTCTTCAGATTTTTGCAGATCAAAGTTTTCCCCCGCCAAATCGCCAGCTTTTGATATCTGATTTGGGTTATCAGTAACCTTTGCTGCCTGCATTCTGGCTTTTGTCACTGCTCTTTGGCGTTCATCCTGAATTTTCAGTAACTCGTTCTGCTCTTCGAGGTTAAGAATTACTTTGTCGCCATCAGCGGTAGGAGGAGAAACCTGCAGCGCTTTGGGGTTGAAGTTTTGTCCAGCCTGGTTTGCTCGGTTTATTTCATCAGCAGTGTTGCCAAAAGCCTTCGCAACCGCGCTCTGCACCTGCTCAAGTGACCAGCCCTTTTGGATCAGCCCATCATGCACCCCCATTGAGGTGAGCATGTTGTTTGTTAGGGTCCTGTTAGCTTCCGCTGCGGTATCCTGAGTTCTTGCCAACTTATCCTGCGCGTTCGCCAGATCGCGCGATTTCTTGGCTAATTGATCAGAAACCTCAGCTTGCTGACGTGCAAAATCAGCGCCTTGCCCCAAGGATTCTGCTACAGCTTGAGCCTCAGGGGTAAAATTGCGATATCGTGAACTTAAAGAGTCAACCTCCGCCTGAAGGTCAGCAATTTCATCCTTCTGCGCTCTAATAGACTCGTTAGCATCGGCGATGGTGCCCCTGAGCTGGGTATTATTCATCGCCTTCATTGAGGCGTTTACTTTGTCCAGACTATCGGCAAAGCGGAGCGCCTCCTCTCTGGCTTGTTGAGCTTTCTGCCAGAAGTAGAAAATGGCTGATGCTGCCAGCATGGCAGCGCCACCAGGACCACCAATCAAAGAAAGCGCCCCACGAGCAAGGCCTATACCTACCGAGGCAGCACTTGCTGCAGTTGCCGCTCGTGCAGATGCCGCGGCTTGTGCAGTTTCTGCCTGCGCCAAAGACAATGATGCTGCACTTGCTCTGGATTTAGCTGCAATTAATGCATCCAGCGCAAGCATTTCAGCTGCGCTACCCTTGGCCACATTATATTCTGCCTGCGCTAAGGCAAGGGAGGACAAAGCCGCCTCTTTGTCTGCAACCGCCTTTCTCTTCACTGACGTAGCAGCTATTAGCGCAGACTGAGCGGCCTGGGCATTGGCAGTGGCCTGACGCTGGGCCGCCAAGGCAGACTGGATCTGAGAGGCGGCAGACATTGTCAATGCGCCGACATAGCGGCTTCCCATAATTGCCGCTGCAGCAGTTAATGCAGCGCTAAGAACGCCTATGTTTTCACTGGCAGTCACAACTGTATCATTAAAAATAGCGGCACCAGTTTTAACGGTAGAGTTTTCGCCAAAAAATTTAGTTACGTTGTTTCCCGCAACCTGCAGTGCCTGGCTGATCGTCGTCGTTGTATTGGCGAACTCTTTTCCGATCACTGCTCCTTGGGATAGAAGCCCATTAACAACCACGTCGGTTGTTAACTTGCCCTGCGCAGCCATGTTCCGCATTTCGCCGATGCTAACGCCCATCGAGTCAGCAAGAGCGACAATAAGACGGTTACCCTGTTCGTTTACAGAGTTGAATTCCTCGCCGCGCAAAGCTCCAGAAGCAAGGCCCTGCGACAACTGAATAATCGCGTTCTCTGCCTCTTGCGCCGTTGCTCCTGATACAACGAACCCTTGGTTTATGATTGTGGTTAACTTGGCCAGATCATCTGCGCTTGTCCCGTACTGCCTGGTTGCCCTTTCCAGTCTTGCGTAGAGGGATGCCGTTGCATCTAGACTACTGCGAGTTTGCTGAGTAATGTTGAATACGCGTTCTGTTACATCAGCAAGTTGCTCGTTAGCCCGCAGCGAGTTAGCCAACTTGTTATTTACAGTTGCCCAGGCATCTGCATATTCAGAAACTTGCTTCACGGAAAGAGCAGCAGACAAAGCAACAGCCACGCCTGACAGGCTTGACATAGAGCGCTCAGTGTTATTCACGGCGCGCGTAGTGCCATCGAAACCACGTTCCATCAGATCGAGGCGTTGATTAACGCGCTGTTGCGCTACAAGCAAGCCCTGCACATCCATTTCAATATCGTAATAAATGCCGCCAGCGTTCTCAGCCATTTGCTATCTCCGGGCAATAAAAA